CCATACTTGAAATAGGACTACAATATGAAGATGAAAAAGATTGGAGTAAGGAGTGGAAAGAAAACTACGACAATTACTACAATGATGAACGAACTTAACACAAGACACAAACACAAAGGAAACAAACATGGTAGAAAAAAATAAGAAACGTAAGAAACTATATCAGGCCGAATACTACATTAAAAACATAGATAGATTAAAACAGTATAAGCGTAATTGGTATAAGGAAACTAGGCAGTCCGTATGATTAAAGAAGTAAATGTATCCAATGAAGATATCTTTACCTCTAAACCATTAGATGCTTGTAATTGTGCCATAGCAAAAGCACTTAATAGATCGTTTGTAATAAGTAATGCAGAGGTTAGATTTGATATAAAAGAGTATGTAGTAGATGTTTATTTTGTTTTAAATAATAAAATTTATGATAAGAATAAAATAACTAATTACAGAACTATGACTAGTTTTATTACAAGTTTTGATATGGGATTAAAAGAACTTAAACCTTTTCAATTTGGAATTATATTATGAACATTAAAAGATGGTATTCTAATTTTATTTGGTATATGAATGAGAATAGATATGACAACCAAAGAATAAGTAGATTTGAAAGATTTAAAGTATTTTGGGCATTGCGCAATGAAAAGACTTGGAACGAGAAGTTTCAAGAGTGGCGCAATATGAAACCATAACGATCTTTGTATATCTATTTGCTAACCAATAGATAGATGTACAATGCACACGTAGACGTGTAAAAAAGGGGTAGTTAGAATTTAGGAACTTTAACTACCCCCAATTATAGCGCAGTATTTAGTCTTCGTCTTCTTCTTCTAAATTATCATCACAATCGTGATTTTCTAATTCCTCAACTTTTTCTCTGATAGTTTCAATATCCTCATTAATTCTATCTAAGATGTCTTGGATTGTTTCTTTTTTCTTTCCCATAGCATACCTCCCGCACGAAGTATGAGCGTTCAGCAAAATGGGATCAAGTAGCTGTTGAAATTAATATAGATGTAAAAACAGCAGTTGTGGCCTCTATTACAACTTTCTTTAAACTTTGTAATCGTTTGCGATGGTACTTCCTACTTTCAATCTCTTGGCACTTTTTATATAGTTTATATTGTAAGTAATACTTACCCCAAGCGACTTGTTTAAAATTAAATGAAATATCCCCTCGTTTTATTGCTTGAACATACTTTTCGTATATATGCTCAGGAGTAAAACCTGACCAATAACAAACTTTATCAAAGTCTTCGCCATGATTAATTATCCAATCATGCGCCTCTAATTTAATTATACTAGATTTACGATCTGATGCTGAGATTAAAGTATCTTCAATAGCATTAACAAGTACACCTCGCCATAGTCTTTGTTCGGGCAGTATTTCTTCTGATTTTATTGCAATAGTTGCAAAATCAATGCCCATAATTTTTAACAAGGTAAGAGAGTAAGTCACGATAGTAAATTATAAGTTCGTGGCTCTCTCGTGTCTTGAGAAAATGTAAGTAATCATCATGAATGTCCTCTATCAAGTCTGTCCATTGCTGTCCAGACCTGTACTCACGATCAATATTTATTTGATAATTATTCTTTTGCATACAATGATTGTACGCATTATTTTTGATTTTTTCCACCCTCAACTACTTTTAATTTTAATATTTTTGCCTTGTTTTGTACTGATTTCTTGTGGTTTATTCTCCATATTAGATGTATATCTGTTAAAAACTGTTGGTCAAACACTTTATAACCAAATTTATTGCCTGTATAAAGTTGAAACATAGTCCCAGCAACCAAAGAATAATCTTCCATATTTAATTTTCTTGATAAAACCTGTAAAGATTTATGAAAATTGTTAATTTCTGGTTTTTTATTCATTATAAATTTTAATTTATTGTTGTGTTTTTAGTTAAAGGTGTAATTGTTTTAGCTGTTTTTACTATATGTTTTATTAAATCATTAAATTCTTTATCATTTAACACCCCTTTATATAACCTAAACCCTTGTCCTAACAATGTTGAAGCTATTAACTGTGGTTCATCATATTTTTTAAGCAAATCCAAAATTTTTTCATATAATTCCTTATAAATATTAAAAAGTTTTGCTTCTTCTAAAACGTTAAATTTTTTATTTGACATTATTAAAATACAATAAGTAAACGATAGCGCACATAAGGATTGCCACTATACTGTTTATAAAACCTAAGTCACTAAATATTTGTATCATTTTTATAAAACTCTCTTTCCCATCGTTTATGTCTAAAATAGGGTATAAATACATAAGGAAAAAGTATAGATAACTTTAAAACTGCCCAGTTAATAAATTTCCAAGGTTGAGGTAGTGGACGCATTATGTCCATAAACAAAACAGCTCTAAGTTTATCTGTACCATTAACAGCTACGTGTTCATAGGTATCATCAAACAAAACTGTTTTACCTTCTTGCCAATGATATTTTTCACCACCATTAACTAACATACATTTTTCTTGATCGGGTATAATTAAACCTAAGTGCATACGTAAAACCCCAGACCAAGGCCCCTCATGCGGATTTAACATTTTGTGTGGGCCTAATACAGAAATATATGTTGAAACTACATTTTTATGTTTATTAATAATTTCCATTGTTTTAGGTGCAAGTTTTTGATTTTTTTTAAAGTTAATATTTGCTGCCTTAAAGAAAAACAATCTCCACTTATCATCATTAGATATATAAAGTTGATCCGGAGAAATTAATTGAAAAGGTGTTAAACCATCATACCTTTTTAATATAGTTTCCGTTTCTTTTTTTATGACATCAAAATTATCTTCTAGTTCTTTAGCTACTGCAAATGTATATGGATCAAAAAACTTCTTATCTCCAATTAAACAATACTTACGAAACTTTTTTTGTAAAAGTTTATTTATAAATAATGTACTTACTTGAAACTCCATTATTTTTTTCTTTTTAATAATTTTTTTAAATAAACTTCTTTTGTTGTTTTTTCTTTTTCAGCTCTAAATTTTACATAGTCATGCAATAATTTAGAAATCATAGAGGCGGGTGCTCTATATTTTTCATCACAATATGCTTTTAATAATAAATAATCCTCTAATTTGATTGCAACACTTTTCCATTTTTTGATATCCATATTTTCTCCTATAAGATTTATAAAATGAGTTGTTGATAGTGTCAACTCATAAAAACGAGCATTTAAGCCGTTTATTTAACACTTGCTTATATCACAAAAGATATGCTAAGATAAGCCTATGAGGTCTTATCGCTTCACCATTCGGTACGCAGGTCAAAGAATAACTCATGACTTTAAGGCAACCAATGATGATGAAGCGCAAAAAAACTTCATTAACGAATTGAAAGCTAAAAAGGGTAAGTGGGAAAAAGAAGTTACTTATTCTCCAAGCAAGATATTCATAACATATGAGGAACTAAATGTTGCTTCACAATGAAGAAACAATAATTGCTCAGAAGATGAAATTGGAATCCAAATGGAATTACCAATTTTTAGAGCAAGGCCAAGTAACTCTCGATATGTTGCAAATTGAATATGAGCTGAAAAAGTTAAAAGCTAAATTGATTGAACTTGCAGCAAAAAAAGCTTGGTTAGAAACAAGAACGACAGAAGAAGAAATAGAATCAGTAGACTCTATAGCTTCTTAAGTTAATTAGATTGCTTTTACAACTCCTTCACTTAGGAGCGGGATACATCTTTCTGTATGTTTTAGCATAGGCTTTTTAAATAAAAATTCAAAATCGCTTGGTGGTGTATTAGCCGAATGTAATTTCCAAACCTCAACATTTAATCTTGATAAAAAATTTAATTCATTATCATCTTTAGAAGTATAAAATAAACTTGCATCAGCTAATTTATTTTTTGATAATATTTTAAATCTATGAGTACCATTAATTAAATTATTATTTGAGTCTAAAACCATTGGACAAAGTAAACCATTCTTTTCCATATCAGCCCTAATGCTTATTTTAAAATCATTATGTGCGCTATGGATTGCTTTCACATCATCAAAATAGACTAACTTTAATCTTGATGGAAATAATTGATACAACGGATGTACAATTATTTTTAATCCTTGATCTCTTGTTTTAAGAAGCTTGTCCAAAATCATCTCCTATACTTATATCAACAACACTAGGCACTTTAAACTCCATACAATTTTCCATAATTTCTTTTATTTTTAATTCATCTCCATCTTTTACATTAAAACATAATTCATCATGAATTTGTAATATAGGAAGATATCCAGCTTCATAACAACTAACCATTGCTTGTTTAGTTTGATCGGCTGCTGATCCTTGTATCAATCTATTTAAGGCTTTATATGTAAAAGCACGTTTAATGCCATCTTTTCCATATTTAGCTACAGCATTTTCAAATGTTTCAGCAGTATGTATTCCAAAGTCTCTAGTTTCCCACATATCAAATCTACATTTTCTACCTTTTTTAGTACGGATGACACCCTCATCATTTGCTTTTTTCATACATCTATCAGATAACATTTTTACAAATGGAACTTTACGATTATATTTTGATATTAATACTTCTGCTTCTTCCTTTGATAATCCTAAAGAGAGAGCAAGTTTATTTTTTCCCATACCGTACATTAATCCAAGTCCAATAGTTTTAGCTTGAGATCTTTCTATACCAACTAATTCTGCAATTGTTTGGTGAAAGTCTGCCGAAGCATTTTCATAAGCTCTAACTAATTCTTGTGAACCCTCATAACCCTCTCCAATAGATGCCGCATAGTGAACAACCATTCTTGGTTCTTGTTGTGAGTAATCAAATGAACCCCACTTATGATCTTCTTCTGGTAAGAATATACCTCTAATCTTTTTAGCAAATTCTTTATTACGTGCAGGAAGTTGTTGTAAATTTGGGTTAGACATAGAAATACGACCAGTCACTGTTCCCCCTTGATCTGATCTTAATTGATTAATCTCTGCATGAACTCTTCCTTTATGTTCATATTTTAAAATATTTGCAAGGAAAGTATTATGAAATTTATTAATTTCTCTTGCTTGTACAATCAGTTGTGAGATTTGATGTTTAGAATTGTGCAACCAGTTTTGTGTAAAAGACGGTTCTCCTGTCTTTTCAGTTCTAGGATATTCAATCTTTAACTTATCAAAGGCTTCTCCTATTTGTCTTGCCGCCCATATATCTACATCTTTACCAACTACTTTATTAATTTTATTCAGAATTACTCTTTCTTGTGCCGCAAAATCTAAAGTTAATTTATTTGCTCTCTCAACATCAACTCTAACCCCTCTTTGTCTCATCTTAAGTATTGTTGGAAGTAATTTAGATTCTAATTCCCATGTTGTAGTTAGATTCTGAGTTACGATTTCATGTTTAAATCGTTGCCATAATAGGAACGTGAGCCGTGCATCTTGTTCAGCGTAGAATCCAACATGCTCTGCAGGTAATTTCCACATCTCAGCTTTAGGATCAACCCCATGATCTCTAGCAGCTTCATTTAAATCAGTTTCAGCTTTAATCTCACCTAAATAATCTCTAGCTAAGTTATTTAATGAATAAGACCATCTATTCTCATCTATAATAGCCGCAGCGACCATCGTATCAATGACTTGTCCATTAACAGTCATACCCATAGCGTTTAACCAACCTAGATCGTATTGAGCGTTATGAAATATCTTTTTATTAGGTAGTGCACAAACAATCTTAATATATTTAAGAACTTGTTCAGGAACCATGTTCCCACCACCGAAATGATTAAAAGGATAATAACCTTGCCATCCCTCTACTGCTACTGCAAAACCAATCACTTCTCCATTATTAGTTGCCCAACCAGCTCCTAGTCCCTTAGTAATACCCTCGTCTCTTGTTTCTAAGTCGATTGCTATTTCTGGATATGAAGATAAATCTTTATATTCATTTGGACACGACCAAATGCTTTTCTTAAACGTCATTGATAATTGTAAACTAGTCATTGTAGTCTCTTTCTATTATCATTTCGATATACTGTATTGCTTTAAGCAAATCTTCTTTCTTTCCTTTATCTTGGTGCCGACATATATACTTAATTATATTACCCTCTGCAAACAATATCTTATTGTCGTTTATAAATTTAGATGGTTGTATGGCATACTTTTTATAGTGTGCTCCACCGACTTGTCTGAAAAATGCTTTATTGCTCATTTCTTCTCCTGTAAGTAAACTAAATAATCTTTACCGACAGGATAATTGTATTGGTTGTCACTTGAAAGCAAATGTAATGTTTTCTTTGCTCTAGTGAACCCTGTGTAGTAAACCTTTAGTTCGTCTATTTTGTCTTGTTTATTCTTCCTATTAAAATCAGAGGCATAGTCGTTTTTAG